CGAAGCTCCTCAGCAATCGCCTTCACATACATGTAGGAGTTGACGTTGTTGCCGTACTTCATTCTAGACGAAGCGCAGATGTTCAGATAGTCGATGTAGATTATCTCTGGGCTAAAGTTCTTTTTCAACTTCAACTCATTGATCAGGTGACGGAAGTTAGCTGAACCAGCTGCAGCTGTAGGATACTCCTTGATGATCAACTTACCAGTCGTCTTGTTCTTTACGCGTTCAAGCTTCTTGTCATAAGTTTCCTTGTTCATCTCACAGAGCTCATCCATGCTAACATTCATGAGATTAGCGTCAATACGCTCGGCGATGCGTTCCTCAGCCATTTCCATAGTGATATACAGAACATTCTTACCGTCAAGCAGATTACCAGCAGCGCAGTGACACATGAACAAAGACTTACCCACACCCGTGCCCGCGAGCGCGATGTTTAGTGTCTTGTTCGGTAGACCACCCTTAGTGATACGGTTGAAGTAGTCTAGGTTGAATGGAACCTTAGATTCCTTGCGGTGATAAAACTCGTAGCGAGAGTCAGCATCATCAAGGAAGTTGTGACCGATGTTTGTATCAAAACTAATTCCCAAAGCATCAGAAAGGATCTGAGGAATGCTACCCTTATCCTTCTTCTGATCCTTGTTATCTAGAATCTGAATTGATTGCATGATCGCGTTATAGACCGAACGTTCCTGAACGAACTTCTCGGTCTTATCAACAATCCACTCAAGCTCGGTTTTAGGGTCATAGTCTAGACCCTCAATGTTACCGACGATAGTCTTGACCTGATCATCGTTGATCCCATTCATACTAACGAGATCGATAGCGAGAGCTTCCTTAGTTGGGAAGCGATTATACTTCAGTACATAACCTTCAATGAGCTCGAAAAGAACCTTATCATCACGGTCTTGAAAATGCTCCTTCTTTAGGAATGGGATAACCTTTCTACCATAGTCTTCACGAAAAACTAGGTTACCGAATATGACTTGTTCGAAGCTGCTCAATCGTTACTCCCTTCTAGTTTTAGAATACCCAACACGTAATTCTCGGACATATCCTCTGCGTATCGCAGAGTATGATCAACCACTTCTCTGGTTCCCATCAGAACGTCATTCTCGTAGAACTCCACGAGAAAACCTTTGTCCATTTTGTAAATCGTCGAGTGTCGGACATTTCCAGTCTCGCTAGAAATAGTGTTTTTGATACATTCATTCGTCATCACGAATCATCTCCCCTTGTCCAAGCGAATACTTTTCCTTGATCCATTCTGCGAACCTAGTCTCTTCAAGGATTGCCTTCCAGAAGTCGCTGTTATCAATGATGTCAGCCGCACGATAGTTCTTACCCATTATCTCACCAGTTTCCTGATCAACACGAGCATACCAGCCTTGCTTTGGCTTGACAATGAATTGACCCTCTAGAGCCAGGTCAAGCATACCAGACCACCTATTGATACCCGAATCAAAACTCACAGTGATGGGAATCTTAGACTTTTCCTTGAGATAGCGAGACTTCTCAATGTTGATAACAAAGTGATATCCGAGAAGCTCCTTGTCATCCTTGTCCTGCTGACGACCAATGATCCAGATGTTGTCAGCTGAATAGTAGATACCAGTTCCGCCGCTGACAACTGCCTTGGAATACATTTCCTGTGTCATGTAAACATGGTTCACAACAACCATTGGAATGTCCTTGAGAGTCAGGTGAGGAGTGACCATACGAAACAGAGACTTCAGCTGCTTCGCACGAGTCATGTCAGCAGCAGAGCTCTGCTTCATCGCATCCTCAACTTCCTTCTTAGAAGCCAGGTTACCGACCGAGTCAATGATGATCATGATCTTATCGTTACGCTTGATCTCACTCAGCTGTTGCATAACGTCAAACTTTAGTTCTTCGATATCAGTGATCGGCGTATGAACCACAGATTCTAGCGGCACGCCGAATGAGGTGAAGTATGATTCTGGCGTACCGAACTCGGAGTCATAAAACAGGATAATACCGTCCGAATTCGCTTTCAAAAACGCAGAAGCCAGCAGCAAGCTAAATGCGGTCTTGAAGTGTTTTGATGGCGCGGCAAGCACCGTGAGCCCAGGCGTCAATCCACCGTCAATCCTACCGGAAAGAGCGACGTTGATCATAGGAACTCGAGTAGGGATCATATCCTTCTTGCCGAAAATCTTTGAATCGGTCAAAGTTGCAGTAAAATCAATGGTGCTGTTTTTGATCAAACGATCTCGTAGTGACATATGTTTCTCCTTATTGGAACTTCATTATACCGTCAAAAGCAAGATTAGTCAAGTAGTAACTTATCCATCTTCTTGATGAACGCATCGACACTCTTGATACGATCCTTACCTGGCCACTGAATGATGTCTTTCTCTGGATTCTTCTTCAGATTCAAAAGCAAAGGCATGATCATATCTCGAAGCTGTTTGAGCTTCTCTTGATCAACAACTCTTTCCACCTTAGTGAAATCATCTTCGTTCGCAAACGTGAAGCCGAAATCGTGTTCTTGCATTTTTGTTTCCTTTCGTGTACGCGTATCTCTAATGATTGGTGTACCATCCATATTGCAATGGTTTGGTCCTACGTCGTCCCATGACATCTTTGCCTTCTTTCTCTTTTCTTGCTCTTTTTTTGCTGCGTCTAAAATAGACGGGTGATGATTTTCGCACTGCGGGATACACTCTCGGTATAGACCACACGGACACCCGCCACCATAGTCATACTTCGCCAAAGAACGACTCCAGGCTGCTACGTTGTTCCGTATCCCAGCCGATGATCTCTAGGATCGACTTGATGGGATCGAGGAATGCCTTTTCGAATTGCATATTATAATCGACATACCGATGGAGATCTAGTTCCTTAGGTAGGTCTTCGGCGACTGAGATCACCGTGTCGCCTAGAATGTTGGGCGTCTTGAGATAGGCAAACTTGATTTTATCACCGTCGCCGATCAAAGGATACTTACGGGTCAAACCCTTACGGTTCAACAGATCGTTATACAGCAGAGCTCCCTTCACGTGAATCGGAGTCCCTTTGATGTAGATCGTCGAGCGATCCTTATACTTATTGAGACCCTTCATACCACGCGGGAAAGCCACGTCTTCAAAAGGCAGCTGCATGAACCTTTCCTTGAAATCGGCGATATATTTTTGAACCATTGCCTCATCGCCGTTCATGATCAGCTTGATGGCTTCCTTGATGCTAGACCTGCAAGCTTTCGGAGTTGAAGACCTAACAGCCTCGATGCCTTGAATCTTCAGCTGAGGCTCGTTGTATTGCACACCTTCAATGTTCCAGGCATTGAGAATATACATCTTCTTACCACGCCAGATGCCTTTGTCAGCAATGGTCTCTCGCTTCATAAACATCTTTTGCTGGTACGCATTCATATAATCCGCAAGCTCTTCGTAGGACTTGTTGATAACTTTCTGAATCTTTTGCTCGCAGAAAGCGTCAATTGCCTTTACAATCTCAATAGTGTCGTCTGATTCAACCAGACGCGAGAGAGGCTCCATGTTGACGTAAATCGAATCGGTATCCGAAGCGATGACGTAGTCAACCTTATCCGTCTTGAGAGTTCGGTTGAGATACTCGTTCATCTTCCGCTCGATCCAGCGGATTGACAGCTGACCAGACATAGTGATCGCCTCAGCCATATCAAAACTGAACCACCTGAAATATTCATTGCCCAGAGCGCCGTAGGCTGAGTTTAGCTGAATCTTTTTAGCAAGCTGCAGATTGTGATACCTAGAGATATCGTTACCGATCAGCCTACGTTCCTCAGTCTTTTCCTTCGGCGTATCCTCTAGCAGCTGCTTTGCTTCAAGCATCTTCTTCTTATACTCAACGCGATCGTTATACATCTTTTCCATCAGCGCAGGCAGGAAACCCTGCTTGTCTTTCCGGAACTTTACGCCATTCGCTGCCACTGCGTGCGGACCTTCAATGACCGCGTAACCTTGGACCAGAGACTCAACGACGGGAAAGAAAGGTTCCTTCTCGACAATCATCTCGGGGCTGATATTGTACTGCATGATGAGGTGAGGATAGAGACTGTTCAGGTCGAAGGAAACGACCCACTTGCTCATACCGATCTTTGGTTCCTTGACGTAACCACCGACCAGATTATCGTAGTTCGCTGTCTTTTTGAACTGATGGATCACGATGTTACGATCGAGAAGATAGTTGTGAATGATAACATCCCAGGGTCGAACGGTTGTCATCGTATCAGAGTAGTTGACCTTGGCATCATACGCGAAGGCAATCACCTGTTCAATGAACTTGAGCTTCTCCTCAAGCATATCGATCAACGTAACGTCGTGTACGTTATAGTCATAGAACTTTTGGGGATTTTGCACGTACAGCTCATTCAACGAACCGTATTCGGAATAGTCGAGCTTCTTAGACCCAAGCTCCTTCTCGGCAATGTTATCGAGCCTATAGCTCTCCTGCATCTCAAACTTGAACTTTCTATAAAGATTCAGGTAGTCAAGCACATTGACACCAGCAGGAGTGTATGTTTGATTCTCTCGCCCGCGAACCTCAATCTTACGTTCCTCGAGGATACCCCAAGGCGAAAGTTTCTTGGCTTCGTTCTGACCCAAGACAACGTTGATTCGGTTAACCAGATAAGGAATGTCAAAGAACTCGATATTCCAGCCGGTCACGATATCCGGAAGGTAGCGACCAGACTGCCAGATCTTAAGAAAGTTGCTAAGAAGGTGCCACTCATCCTTACACTTGATGTAGTGAACGCCATCGGCTGGCGTGTAATCCTTCATGCCAAGCAGCACCTTCTCACCCTTACGACTGAGGGTGATAGCGGTTACTTCCTTATCTGCCTTTTCAATGTCGGGGAATCCGTCGGACGAATCAGTTTCGATATCGATGCCGATGATATTGATCTGCGATGTGTCGTACTTCATATCGCCATGAAACTTATCATGAATGAAGAGGTACTGGAAGTTGGTCAACCCGTAGATGTCGTAGTTGGAGACTTCTTCATACCTCTTGATAAAATCTCTCGCTTCGGAAATTGATTCAAAATCCATCCTGTTGACAGGCTTGCCGGCGAGGGTCTTGTATTTTGTGTTGGTCTTTCCGTCCGAGGGAACGAACATGTATGGCTTGTAGTTGATTACGTCGGCGATCCGACGACCATCCTTGTAGCCACGGAGATAGACTTTATCCCCTCGCGAAAAAACATTGGTGTAGAAAAACATGCGCCACCTCTCTCATTCATCATATCAGTATAACCCGGATGGCGCAAAAAGTCAAACGAATATATGCAGTGCCTCACTATAATGAGCCTGACGATCCACAAGACCAATTGTTCCACCATTGATTCTCTTCGTGGCTGCTACCACGTCTCCTCTATCTGCTATCTCATTCAAACCGTTCTTAGACCAGAACCAAGCAGCCGACATAGCAGCGCCTTCTGGTGTTGAAAGGTATTCGACAGCTTCTTCAACACTCATACCCATATCGTTGGCAAAACGAGCGTAGTTGTCGTGTCCGGTTAGCTGAATCAGACCACGACCGCGATAACGATACCCGTCGCCACTTGACTCCGGACCGTTACCCATTCTGTTGGCGTAAACCCTGTTAGCGATTTTTTCGGGATTTCTAGCATACGCGCTCGGATTGACATCCCTAAAATACCGAGGGAACACCACCGGAAGACGTTCGGCTCTGTAGTTTAGATTCTCTTCGATGTGCGTAAGACCGCCAGACTCGTGACCCACCTGAGCCATAAACATGGCAATTCTGTCAGGAGTGTTAATCTGGAAATGTTGCAACGCATTGTTGAGCGGTTCGACGTAATGGTCGATAACGTTCGCTGGCGTATGATCAAAAAACTTGGCTAGTTGCGCTCTTGAAACAAGCATGATTATCTCCTAACAAATAAGGGGAGCCGAAGCTCCCCATACTTATATCGGCGAACAGAAGTCAAATGCCTCTAACTCGTTTCATCCCACAAGCTATAGCGTTAACATCAGTGCGATTTAGACCGATATCTCTTAAATCGCGATCTGACAACCTACTAAGATCGGACATTTCTCTCCGAAAATTCATCATACTACAAAACCAGTTATAGACATCTAACATTTTTTCTTACTCCGTCAGCAGGGTTTTACCGGTCGAATCGTTAACGTCAACGATTTCGATCTTCTTTGGCTTCTTATCTTCTGGAATGATATTCTCAAGCCAAACTTTGAGCATACCATTGATTAGGTGAGCGTTGTTGATTACAACGTTGTCCGCAAGAGTGAATTGGCGCGTGAATGCGCGGCTAGCAATTCCCATATGCAGATAGTTTGTTTTCGGCTCTGAATCAACCTGAGAATTACCCTTGATCAGAAGCTTGTTGTTCTCGAGTGTAATCTCGATATCCTGCTTGGCGAAACCAGCAACAGCCATTTCAATGACATACTTGTTTTCGTCAGTCTTTTTCAGGTTGAATGGGGGATAGGTTGCGGCAGCGTTATTAGCGAGCCACTCAGCGTTTGCTCGAAGATTCTTGGCGATTGTATCAGCGCCAACGAAAAAACGATCGAAATTGCTTGTATCCAAATTATATGTTTTCCAATGAGTCATAGTCGTTCTCCTTATAAAGCGAGATTGAGATTAATGCGCCCCGAAAAGGCAACGCAAGGTTATTTATAGGCTACTTTACACGAAAGTCAAGTCTAGTGAAACTTTTTTTTCATCCGTTCCTTAGAAGTAACGTAGATAGTCATTGTATCGCCATCTAGAAGATAAAGAGGAGAAAGATTATTCTCTTTGAAAACTTTACCAGTCTCCAACGCATAAATAAAAGAGTTGTTCTTATCTTCTGGCTCCATGATTTCCGCTGCTTCGCGGATGAACTTTTCAGGAACGACTTGTAATGTCAAGAACGCTGGCATCTTGTCTGGCGTCATATATTTTTTACCTAACAAATGGTGGTTAAGATGTTTGGATTCGGATTAGGCAAAATTGGTTTGTATCTTGTAATAGCTCTAGTTATTTCAGGCGCTCTAGGTGGAATTTATATAAGTTGGAAACGTGGTATTGAGCACCAAGCTTTCCTAGAGCTTAACCAGAGGCAGTTAGAACAAACCATAAGAGAACAAGAACAGTTTACGAGACAACAGCAAGCGATTGCTGAACGTCAACGAGCTCTTGTTCAAGATATGGCACAAAGAAACCAGACTCTTCAGAGAAGAGTCGACCAAACAAATCGTATTATAAACTCTGCTGCTGGCGATAGACCAGCATCCGACGTTTTGAAACAGACAATTGACCAGCTAAGAACTGAAGGTAGACCACAATGAGAATGTTTTTGATTCTAAGTCTGTTGCTACTGACAGCATGCGGGAACGAAACTATGACGATTCGTTCCACCAGAAACGTAGTTGTAACTCCAGATGAAGGAGTCTACAACTGCCAAGTTGTAGATACATTTCCTGAATCCGCAACCCTTACCGACTCGCAGGTTGCGCGACTCATTGTCACGTTATACCAGAACAACGTGCAGTGTAGGAATAGTCTTGACGCTATCAGAACGTTTCTAGAGAACGCAAGACAGACTGTCTCGGATGAACCTACAGCCACCTCCGATTGAGGACTTGTTTCTCTAGACGATCAAAGAGGATTTGAGTGTGTTGCTTATCACCCTCTTCGACTGTCTTCTCGAGATCCAGAATCGTCGATAGAATACGACTCTTATAATCGCTTAGCCTCGTAAGCTCGGCAGCTGACGCATTAGGAATGCGCATCAGCCCCGAGTCTCCGAGTCTTCCTCGATAACCGGGCGACCAACCATGTTGATGCTGGTGTTCGAGATCTTACGAGCGAAATCAACTGCCTCATTGAACATAGCGAATCGCTTCGTACGCTCGACAAGCAAACCGAAATTCTTCGAACCGCGATCGTTGTTGACCTCAGCATACGTGCACTTATAACCAACCATCTTATTTCTCCTCTCTCATCATATATAGGTTATTATAGCCTATTTTTATAAAAAAGTCAAGGAGTTTTTTCATCCTCGACGCGATAAAGAACCGATTTTGGTCATATCCTCGTTCTTACTGAGCAGCTGCAGCCCACCCTTGTTATAGAGCGGAACAGCCCGACTAGCCTTCTCAAGGATGGCTGCCTTCGTAGCAGCGGACTCTTTGTGGAGGTTAGCCATAATCCCACCGACCCTACCACCGTCAACGACCGTATTGCTCAGCTTGACCTCATCAACCTTATAAGACGGTAGCGGAGCTCTATACTGCTTCGCCTTGGTAAGCTGGTCAGGGTGAACGTTATTACGCCGAAGCCACGTTTCGTGTTCAGCCTTAGCGCGCAGCTGCTTGGCATTGAGCTTTCGCTTACCGCTGCCGTGGTTGTTGATGTGGGGTCCTAGAAGCTGCATCGTATAATCCTCAGGTTGAATAGCCGACTCGGGCGCAGGTGGGTTGAACGATACGAACGTTACGAGGCAGCCGAGCCTGACGGTAAAGAACCACTGCCCTGCAGTGATCCTCGGACCGAAGGTTGGGTACCTCTACGTTGACGTGAGACCCAGAACCTGCGACCAAAGCGAACGTAAGAACGTAAACGAACATCGTTTCCCTTTCAGTAAAAAGAACCAGCGTGAAGGTCGATAACGTCTTCGTCTTCCTCCTCAACGATCGTCTTGAGGCGAATCGAAGCCATGAGCTCCTGAACCTGTTCATCCGGACAGTACCGAATCAGAGCGCTCTCGAGCCAACCAACGTACATCGCGTATTGACGCAGACGTTCGTGGATTTCTGGCTCTGATTCAATACCCTCAAACACAGCGTCCAAGAGCGTCATAACAGCGATATAGTTTTCTTCTTTCATCACATTCTCCTTTCGAAAGTGTTAACCTTGGTACTCAACCGTCGCCTTGATATACGCCTCGCGGTCGTAGGACAGACCCTCACGGAAGCAGTAGTAGCCATAGTCGCCACCAACGTCCGCAGCTTTCACATGCTGACGTATGGCATCGCCGACCGAGATTTCCTGCGCCGTAGCAAGCTCGAACATCCGATCGATCCAGGAGTTCCAGGCGCGGTCATGACCCTCGCGCTCGCGCTCGAGCTCGCGGTCAAGCTCGATGCACATGGCTTCCCATAGACCCTGCTTGTCGTCTGGGCTCAAACCCTTCCAGACCCGCATGAAGGTAGCGCCAGGGCGAGTGCCATAGGCATCCTTGTGGAGGTCAGAAACGGTCGCATCATCGTAGGTGTAAACCATATTCATATTCCCTTTCCTATAAGATCATAATAGCGTGTTTTTGAAAATAAGTCAAGGAGTATTTTATTAAAATTTGTTAATTTCCGCCAGAGCAGCCTTACCAGCTTTGCCTAGAGCGTTGTTTGCGGTCAAAATCTCCACCCCCAGGTCGTAGCTGATATTGCCTTCGCGGATAGCCACGA